GGTTCATTCTCTGATGGTATGCCTCTAGGTATCTCAGGTACATTCAACTTCATGTTTGTATTCCAAGCAGAACATAATATCCTCATGCACCCATTCCATATGGCTGGTGTAGCAGGTATGTTTGGTGGAGCACTCTTCAGTGCTATGCATGGTTCATTGGTTACTTCATCTCTAATCAGAGAGACCACAGGACTTGATTCACAAAACTATGGTTACAAGTTTGGACAAGAAGAAGAGACCTATAACATTGTTGCTGCTCATGGATACTTTGGTCGTTTAATCTTCCAGTATGCATCATTCAACAACAGTAGAAGTCTTCACTTCTTCCTAGCATCATGGCCTGTTATCTGTGTATGGTTAACCTCAATGGGTATCTGCACAATGGCATTCAACCTTAATGGTTTCAACTTCAACCAGTCAGTGGTAGACACATCTGGTAAAGTAGTTCCTACTTGGGGTGATGTTCTTAACAGAGCAAACCTTGGTATGGAAGTAATGCATGAAAGAAATGCACACAACTTCCCACTTGACCTAGCATCTGCTAGTGAGACTGAAGTTGCACTTGTTGCTCCTTCCATAGGTTAAGCTTGATTTAAAACTGAATATTTGTTAGGATATGGAGGGATTAAAAGTCCCTCCATTTTTTATGGACACTAAATAAAAACTGTTCAAGGAGAACACATGCACGGAGATTTAGAACCAGAAGAGCATCATTGGCCTGTAGAGGGTCATGTTAATGATCTCTATGAGGATATGGAAAGACTCAACTCATTATATGAAGAACTCATGTGGGGTCACAATGACATCCTAGAGTTTGTTCCTGATTATAAAAATGATAGAATCATTATCAAAAACAAATCAAAACAAATTAATGAATAACTTTACAGTTTACTCCAAAGATGGATGTCCCTATTGCACAAAGGTTGTGCAGGTGTTAGAGTTAGCAGAGTTAAATCATGTAGTTTACAAATTAGATGAACATTTTGATAAGAAAAGTTTTTATGGCCAGTTTGGTCAAGGTTCTACTTTCCCTCAAGTGGTAATGGATCATCAGAATATTGGTGGTTGTTTTGAAACAGTTCAGTATTTAAAAGAAAAGAAGTTAGTCTAATGAAAGACGATTTTGAATCTGTATATGATATGATAGAACATGCTATTGATTTAGCATTTGAGGGTAAGATGACTCTTAAGTTCTATGAGTATCTAAAATATCGCAAAACTAAAAAATATGAGATAGATGCTTTCATTGAAAGCACTACTGCTGCTGAGTTGAGTGATGTTGTTCTTCAGTTAGAAGAGTATATAAAGGGAGGTCAAGATAGTGATCACAAACAATTACGTGAGGCATATCATCACATCCCTAAACCACAGGCAAGAAAGATAAAAACATATTTGTATGGTCTACTAGAAGATGCATGGAGGTATAGTAGTGACAGAAAACCTGGAAGAAGAAAGAAAGTCTCTAAATAATGACAAACCTGAAATTAACAGGGGTGTTGAGTTATTATTAAGAAGGAGGAACAAACCAGAGGAACCAGAAAAACCTAAAACATTTCAAATAAAGTTTGGAAATTTAATTGCTCTATGGAATAGAGAAATTGTATTTCATCTTAACTTCTATTTGGATATTAGAAAAAAATAAACTCACTGGAGGAGTGCCATGTCTGAAACACTTGTAGTAACATTGACACTTATGACACTTGTGTCTATTCTTGCAATATTAGTAGGAGGTATGATAGGATGGATGGCAAGACAACATTCATATGAAACCACACCACAAGTGGTATACTCTCATCCAGAGATGTTTGATGCAAATGGGAACATAGTTCCTGATGAAATTTTAGCTTTAAGAATTGAAAACCATGACAGAGAACTCGATGATGACAACGACGGGGAGTCCTAGAACTAAGAAGACTAGGAAACCAAGGAAGAAAACAGTAGTTAAGAAACTTCCTTCCAATCCCTTTATGAATGAGATACTTGAATTAGTATCTAAGCAAAAGACTGATGCAGATAAAGTTGCACTACTCAAAGAATATGAGTGTGATATCTTAAAGAGTCTTTTCATTTGGAACTTTGATGATTCAGTGATATCACTCTTACCACAAGGTTCAGTTCCATACAAACCTAATGAGAGTCCTCTAGGTACAGATCATTCTTCTTTACGTAGAGAGCAAAGATCTTTATACAATTTTGTTAAGGGTGGTAATGATGCTCTATCTACAATTAGAAGAGAGACTATCTTTATTCAGATGCTAGAAGGTCTTCATCCTAAAGAAGCAGACATTATTATTGCTGTAAAGGATAAGGGATTGGAGGAACTATATGATGTTTCTTTTGATGTTGTAGAAGAGGCATACCCAGATATTCAGTGGGGTGGAAGATCATAATGTCCTGCAATATTATTCATGAAAAATGTGAGAAGTCAGCAGCAAATGATAAGACATTGCCTCGCAATGCTTATCTTGTGACTTATGTTGAGAAAGATAACATGACTTATGATATAGTCATGGCTGATAGTAGGGTGGATGTATTTGATGATTATTGGGATAAGTATAAAGAGGGATTGCAGAAAATAGAATATGCAGAAGGCAATGTAAAACCTTCTTTATGGAATAAAAAACCCACTCCCCCAGAAAAGAAAGTGAAGAGGAAGAAAAAATGAAAGATGAAGAACTGAAAACTCAAATTAATGATATCATTGAAGGTGAGATTCAGAATGGCATCAATGATTATCTAGAGTCACAGGAAGGTAAAGAAGATAGTGCAGTAGGATTTGTTAATGGTGAAGATAAAAAATTAAATGTTAAAGTGTATAAGGATGAGGTTGATAAATTAATCAAAGAATACAAAAAGATTAAAAAATTTAAAAAGTCTAATCTAGGACAAGTAAAAAAACTTGGATTGGTTGATAAGCATGGTAAACCATTATGAGTAAGATTGATACACAGGGAATGAGTGGTGATGCAGTAAAAGGATGTACAGATAATGTGTATCCTAGAGATGAGAATGGTAATATCATCTACCCACCAGCAAACTTTAAAGAGTGGCCTATCTTTAATGAGAAAGAAAGGAAGGAGTTGAAGGAGATTATGATAGAAGCTATGAGGGAGTATAATAGTTATCCTAAATATCCACCATATAGATTAGATGAGTTGCAAGAATGAGAATAGGATTTATGTGTTCTGGAGACGGAACTAACTTTGAAAATATAGTTACTAATCCTTTGTGTAATAAGCATGAAGTTGTGCTGATGATACACAATACTAAGAAGTGTGGTGCTGTAGCGAGAGCAGCAAAATATGGTATCCCTCATGTGAGAGTGCCACATAAAGATGAAGATAAGATGATAGAACTTTTTAAAGCTTGGAATGTAGATCTTATAATTCTTGCTGGATATATGAGAGTATTAAAAAATCCTTCTAAGTTTCCTTGTCCCATTATCAATGTTCATCCATCATTACTTCCTAAGTACAAAGGATTACATGCTGTTGAGCAAGCAATTGATGCAGGTGAAATAGTGACTGGATGTACAGTTCATTATGTAAATGAAGAACTAGATGGTGGAGAAATTATATTGCAAGGAGAAGTTACCATTCTTCCAGAGGATACAATTAAATCATTAACCAAGGCTATTCAAAGAAAAGAATATGCCATACTACCAGTAGCGATTGAGTATGTTAAGCAACAACTATTACAACAAGTTAGTTGATATCTGTTGTAGAGTGGTATCAACTGATGGAGAAGTAACTCTAGAGGAGAGAATCTGGATGACTAAACTAAAAGAAAACAATAGACATGCAGAAAAGGTGGTTAAGGGTTTTGGTATCAAGTGATACATTACTACTTGACTATATAGTTTAAATGTGTTAAAGTTAACACATCGTTCATCTCTTAGGAGACGCAAGTAAGTCACGGAACGGAACGTTCATCCCTTAGGGGACGCAAATGACTAAAGGAACGGGGCTAAAAATCCAACTACTTTAGGAGAAACACAATGGCGCAAGTCACTTACCGTGGTGTCCAGTATGACACTGAAGAATACAGAAAGATGCTCATAGAGGAGCATCAGCACCAGCAAAGACATGATCTTATGTATCGTGGTCTTAAGGTGAAGAGCAAGGCAGTTCCTTGCAGTTAATATTAAGGGGGTTTACATACCCCCTTTTTTATTCTATAATATTAAAAAGGGTATAGGTTTATGTTACACATGAGAGATCAATTACTTAATGCAGTAATGTCACATGCCAAGGGTGAGATAGCAAAACATCAAGCCAATGTTGAGGTTTACTTAGAGCATCCAATGGGTATTGGTGAGCACTCAGATATCACTGAAGCAATTCAAGTTGAGTTAGATAAGATAGCACGCTATCATGATCAGTTAGAAGTAATAAACCACTACTTTAAGAAGAGATAATGGATAGAGAAAGATTAAAACTAATGATCAAAAATCTCAAGTTGCTGGTTGAGTCTCTTGAGTCTGAGGTTTATTCTGATGTGTCAGCATATAAATACAAAGGCACAACTCACATCACAGACTATGATGAAATTTGGGATGATGATGATGGGTATCCAGACTAGTATGAATGAAGGACAAGAAAGCAGCAAAAAAATTATTGAGATTGGCAAAAGAGCATCCAGATTGGTATAGTAAAAAGGATGTATTCTATGCTAAACAAGTTAAGAAACAACTGAAACGTAAAAAGAAACATCATGAATGTGAAACTAGTGACAGTGACCCCAAAGGCAGAGGAGACGATGGGGTACGTGGCAAGAGTGAGCAACCCAAAGAATCAAGACAATCCAAAGGTGGCTGGTTTGCTAAGCTATTGCATAAAGCATGGTCATTGGTCAGTCTTTGAGCAAGCACACATGACTCTGGAAATTGAAACCACCAGAGGATTAGCAGCACAGATACTCAGGCACAGGTCATTTACTTATCAAGAGTTTTCTCAAAGGTATGCTGATAGTAGTATGCTATCTAAAGTCATACCCATACCTGAACTAAGAAGACAGGATGATAAGAACAGACAGAACTCTATTGATGACTTAGATCCTTTTGTGGTTCAGGACTTTGAACTCAAGATGCAGAGACACTTTGTAGAGGGAATGAAAATCTACAAGGAGATGTTAGATGCTGGAGTAGCAAAGGAGTGTGCAAGATTTGTGCTTCCACTTGCCACACCTACTAAACTATACATGACTGGCTCAGTAAGGTCGTGGATACACTACATCAATCTACGTTCTGCTCATGGAACACAGAAAGAACATATGCAAATTGCTGAAGAATGTAGGAGAATATTCTGTGAGCAGTTCCCAAGTGTCTCTCAAGCCCTTGAATGGGTCTAAATAAAACTACACAATAATTTACCTATGCCAACATACCCTGTGAAAAATCTCAAGACTGGAGAGACACAAACACTCTCCTTGACTATGAGTGCTTATGAAAAATGGAGAGAAGAGAATCCTGACTGGGATAAAGATTGGAGTCAAGGATGCGCTGGTGTAGGAGAAGTAGGTGAGTGGCAGGAGAAATTGATTAAGAAGAAACCAGGTTGGAATGAAGTACTTAGAAAAGCATCTAAGATGCCTGGTGCTACTGTCAAACCTTTCTCTACTTAATTATGCCAAGAAAAAAGAAGAATGGGGACCAACCCATTGGAGTTGGATTAACATCTAAACAGATGAAAAGAAAGAAACCAATCAATGCTGATATGTTGAGGGATGTAGAAGCCCTTACTGATAATCAGAAGTCTTTGTTTGAATCTTATGCTAGTGGAAAAAATTTAGTGGCATATGGTGCAGCAGGAACAGGTAAAACATTTATTACTTTATTCAATGCATTGGGAGATGCATTAGATCCTCATACACCATATGATAAGATCTATATTGTAAGATCACTTGTTGCTACTAGAGAAATTGGATTCTTACCTGGCGATCATGAGGATAAGTCTTATCTATATCAGATACCATATAAAAATATGGTGAAATATATGTTTGAGATGCCTAGTGAAGCAGAATTTGAGATGTTGTATGGTAACTTGAAAGCTCAAGATACTATTGGGTTCTGGAGCACCTCATTCATCAGGGGTACTACATTAGACAGAGCTATTGTTATAGTTGATGAATTTCAAAACTTGAATTTTCATGAGTTAGATAGTATAATAACAAGGATAGGTACAGACTCCAAGATTATGTTCTGTGGAGATGCTACTCAGACTGATTTGATTAAACAAAATGAAAGGAATGGTATTCATGACTTCATGAACATCCTTAGAATTATGCCATCAGTAGATATTATTGAATTTGGTGTACAGGATATAGTCAGATCAGGATTGTGTAAAGAATATCTATTATCTAAAATAGAGTTAAATTTATGAGTTTTACCCATTGTAATTTCTTAGGTGATCTTGAATTAGATAAAAGAGAAACTCCTGGTTGTAGATTATATCAACTACCAAGTGGTAAGTGGGTTCCATCTATCACATCAGTCACTTCTTTTTATAATAGACAAACCTTTATTGATTGGCGTAGGAAGGTAGGTGAAGAGAAAGCTAATAAGATAACCAAGGCAGCAACTGCTAGAGGAACAGACTATCATGAGGCAGCTCAAAGGTATCTTGAGAATGAGGATATGGACTGGGATTTATTTACTCCAGTCACTAAGTTCATGTTCCATCATGCTACACCATATCTGGATAAGATAAATAACATACACGCTATAGAGAGGACTCTCTACTCAGAATACCTTGG